CAAGGTCGGCGTAAAGGTTAATTCCGTTGACCTTTCTGACCATGTGACCGCCGTCACACTAAACCGTTCATTTGATGAACTTGAGGTCACCGCAATGGGTGACACAGGTCACAAATTTGTGAAGGGCTTGGAAGCATCAAGCGTAACCATTTCCTTCCTAAATGACACCGCTTCAGCCAATGTTCTAGCAACATTACAGGCTGCATGGGGTACTTCAGTAACCGTAGTTCTTTTACAAGAAAAAGGAACTGCTGTTTCAGCAACAAACCCTCTTTACACATTAACTGCCCTAGTAAATAACACTACCGACATTAACGGTGCTGTTGGCGATCTAGGTACTCAGGATGTAACATGGACTGTTAACGGCGCTGTTGCCGTTGCTACAACAGGTACATTCTAAGGAGAACAATGATTAAATTAAGAGTGACCAAGGCTTCAGGGGAAGTGTCAGATTATGATATTAACCCTGCACTCGAATATGCGTTTGAACAAAATTTCAAAACTGGATTCCACAAAAGATTCAGAGATGAAGAAAAACAAAGTGATGTTTATTGGCTTTCATGGGAAGCCGAAAGACGCGCTGGCGTAACAGTTGCACCATTTGGGGAAAAGTATCTAGAAACTCTATCTAAGGTAGAGATTATGGATGCCGACTCCCCAAATGGGTAACGCGGTATGACTTTACTTATTTAGTCGCACAATTGGCTGTTGAGACTGGCATACCGCATTCAGAGTATTTAAATATGGATAGGTCTTTATTTTTAGCAACTATTGCCTATCTAAAAGACAGAGCAAAAAAGGTGGAAAATGCCAGTAGAGGTAAAAGGGTTAATAGAAACTAGAGTTGCCCTTAAAAACTTTGCACCTGATCTGTACAAACAAATGAATAAAGAAATTAGGACTGCCCTTAAAGTAGTTGTAAAAGATGCACAAAGTTCAGTCACGCCAAATGTTAATGGTTTGTACAACTGGCAAGATAAAGGCAATGTTGTAGTTTCAAGAAGAAAAGCAAAGACTTACGGTGCGCCAAATCTAAGGGCTTTTCCAAAATACAATCCTTTGGTAATTCGCAAAGGATTAACTTATAGTATTGGCAGATCAAGAAGAAATAGCGCAGGATATGTTTCCTTTTATCGCTTGTTAAATAAATCTGCTGCCGGTGCGATAATAGAGACTGCTGGTCGCAAAAACTTCAATGGCGCTTCAGATTCACAAAGCAACAATCCAAATGCCGGCGCTCACTTTAACAGAGCAATACAAGGCACTTATGGCGGATTTAAAGAGATTGGCAAGCGTAGAGAAGATAAAGGTCGCTTGTTGTTTGCGGCATTTCAAAGAGATCAAGGAAAAGTAATTGACGCTGTTTTTAAAGCAATAACTAAAGCGCAAACTACTTACAAGTCTAGGTTAGGACTGGCAGCATGACTACCCCAATTGAAATTCCAATAGTCAGTACATTAGTTGACAAAGGTTTTAAACAGGCAGATACCGCGCTTGGCAAGTTAAGTAACTCAGCCAAGAAATTAGGACTAGCACTTGGTCTTGCTTTATCAGTTAACCGCATGGTTGCATTTGGCAAAGCCTCAGTTGCTGCTTTTAATGCTGAAGAAAAATCTTTAAACTCTCTAAATCAAACTCTTAAGAATACTGGTAATTTATTAGCGTTTCCTGAGATTGAAAATGCAATTAAGAAACTATCTGTATTTTCAGGAATTGCAGATGATGAATTAAGACCAGCATATCAAAAACTATACTTAGCAAGCGGTGATGTTGCTCAGGCTCAAAAAGATTTAGCGCTTGCAATTGATGTTTCAAAAGGTACTTCAAATGACCTAGGTACTGTGATTGATGCCTTGAGCCGTGGATATTTTGGTAATTACAAAGCCCTATCTACTTTAGGTGCAGGACTTGGTAAGGCAGTACTTGATACCAAGGACATGACAAAGATCACCGCTGAATTAGCAATGTTGCAAGGCGGTCAGGCTGCTAGATATGCAGAAACTTATGCTGGCAAGGTTGCAAGAATTGGCGTTGCAATTGGTGAAGCAAAAGAGTCATTTGGTAAAGGTATTATTGATGGCGCTCAAATGGCGCTTGGTGCAACAAGTATTGACCAAGTTACTACCTCAATTCAAAACATGGGTTATGCGCTACAAGCAACTTCAACAAGATTAGGAGTCTTTGCTAAGGCTGCTAGTGATTCTTTAGTTGGCAAAGTCTTGAGCATGTCTATCAATGGCTGGTCTGAAGTTCTTGGTATCAACAAAGAAATTGAACTTGTTAAGCAACGCGCCGTAGTCGCTGATTTAAACTCTCAAGTTGCAGCCTTGGCTCAAGCCGCTGCTCAAGAAAAACTAAGAAAAGAATTTGAAAAGAAATTAGCAGCAGACAAAAAGGCTCAAGCGGCTGCATTGTCTAATGCCAAGAAACTAGCAGCAGAACAGGCTAAACTTAAAAAAGCCGGCGCTTTAATGGACTTAGATCAGATTCAATTAGTTGCAGCACTTCAAGGCAAGATTACTGAAGATGAGAAACTAAGACTGCAATTGCAGATGGCTTTAATTCAAGAAAACGGTACTGAAGCAGAAAGATTAGCCGATCAATTATCTCAATCTCAATTAAAGACAACCGGATTGGCTTATGCTATTGCTAACTTGCCACCTGCATTAAATCCATTAAAAGATTATCCATCTTATGTAAACAAGGCAGTAAGTGATATTCAATTGATTCAAGATGCACTAAACAAGTTAAAAGCGCCTGTCCTAACTGTTCAAGTTAATACAAGCGGATTAGGTGCGCCAAGTTATGTAGGCGGTGGTACTGCCGGTACTGCAACTGCGCCTAGCACTTTAGGATTAGCAGGATTAGGATTAGGCAGCGACCAAGGTGCTGCACAAAGAGCATTAGAGTATGCGTCTATGTCTCAACTTAACACTCAACTACCTGATTATCAGAGTTACAGAGCGGGTGAACGAGCAAGCATCAATGTAACTGTTCAAGGAAATGTAATTAGCAACCGCGATCTAACTGACTCAATTCGCATGGGATTATTAGACTCAAGCGCTTCCGGTTCATTTACAATGTCAAACCGAGCCACTAGAGGCGACTAATGGCTTTACCTGCTCAACTTAATATATCTTTAAACTTTTCATCCGGTGCAGTATTTGGCAATCCATTTATTATTGGAGACCCTGTTAGCGGTGTTTTTGGTGTTGGATTACTTGCTGACAGCGCTACACCTGCGCTGATTGCAGATTTAACAGATGTAACAAGGGCTATAAGTATTAGACGCGGTAGAAACATAACACGCGATACTTATGAGGCTGGCAATTGCACAATCAGAGTTTTTGACCCTAATGGTGACTTTAATCCACAAAATACTTCAAGCCCTTATTATGGACAATTAACACCGCTAAGAAAGTTAAGAGTGTCAGCCGAATATGGCGGTACTATCTATTACCTTTTTAGTGGCTATACAACCGATTACGCTTATAGTTATGACCAAGCAGAAAATGTGAGTTATGTTGATATTAACGCAAGTGACGCTTTTAGGCTTTTTAACTTGGCTGCTATTAACTCAGTCACGGGTCAAGTAGCCGGAGAAGATACAGGCACACGCATTGGCAAGATTCTAGACACCGTGGAGTTTCCAACCTCTTTAAGATCGATCGAGACTGGTAACTCAAATACTCAGGCAGACCCAGCAACTCGCCGTACTTCTCTATCTGCTATTCAGAACTGCGAGATTGTAGAACAAGGCGCTTTTTATCTAAACGCTGAAGGTGTTGCAGTATTTAAAAACAGAACTAACACAATTAAGTCAGCAGGTACAGCACCGATAGCCTTTAATCAAACAGGCGGCATACCTTACAAAAACCTTAAGTTTGCTTTTGATGACAAACTGATTGTTAATCAAGCCAATGTAACTAGAGTCGGTGGCACTACTCAAACCAATGTTGACCTAGATAGTCTTGCTACCTACTTCCCTCACTCTATTACTTATTCAGATTTAGTAGCAGAAACAGATACAGACTGCGCCAATATAGCGGCTATATATGTGGCTACAAGAGCAACTACAACTATTCGCATTGATGAGATGGCTGTTGACTTATTGGAGTCAGCAGTACCTACTGGCACAATTCTAAACATGGATTATTTCACCAATGTTCAAATCAGCAACATTCAACCGGATGGCTCAACCATTACCAAAAATCTACAAATTCAAGGAGTGGCTTGGGATATCACACCGAACAGGTGGATTGGGTACTTTACAACGCTAGAACCATTGGTTGATGGGTTCTTAATCGGGGATTCCACCTATGGTGTCCTTGGTGATGATATACTTAGTTACTAACAAGGAGACAATATAATGCCAACTTTTCCAGCCGCCACCGGTGATGTACTTACCGCCGCCATGTATAACGGTCTTACCTCATTTACAGTAGGTACAGCCAATACAGCAGATTACACCGCAGTATCAGCAGACCAATATCAAGTATTAGAATTGATGAATAAGGCTACTGCTATCGCCTTTAAGATTCCAACAAATGCTTCAGTTGCATTTCCAATTGGTACAGCATTAACAGTATTGAACATTGGTGCAGGTGTTTGCACAATTAGTGCAGTAACTTCAGGCACTACAACTATTCTTTCAGCAGGTGCAGTTGCAGCGCAACCAACGCTTGCTCAGTATAAATCAGCCGTTTGCATAAAAACGAATACCGATCAATGGTATGTGGTAGGCGGAATTGCTTAATACAGTATTAGGTAGTTTTTCTAGCGGGGTAGCGGCTTCTACCAGTTCATACGAATCTATTGCTAGTGCTACTGGCACAGGTTCAAGTGGCACAATTACATTTAGTTCAATTCCTAGCACTTACAAGCATTTACAAATTAGATACATTGGTAGAACTGACCAAGCAAACTTTACTAGAAATTTGAGTTTAAGATTTAATTCTGACTCCGGTGGTAATTATGCTAATCATTATTTGGAAGGCACGGGTAGTGCTGCGTCTGCAAGTGGTTCTACAACACAAACTGCAATCTTAATGAATAACTCTGTATATGGCGCAAGCGTAGCCTCAGACATTTTAGGTGTTGGAGTATTAGATATTCATGATTACGCTTCGACTACAAAATACAAAGTAGTTAGGTTTTTTACTGGGCTAGATAACAATAATACTAGTTATGGTAGAGTAAATTTACAGTCCGGTTTATGGTTAAGTACCACGGCAATAAATTCAATAAGTTTTTTAACATCAACCGGAAACTTTACAACTCAAACTCAATTTGCTTTATACGGAATTAAAGGTGAATAATGCCAGCCACATATGAGAAAATTGCAACAACTACTTTGGGTAGTGCAAATGCCACAATCACTTTATCATCAATACCTGCTACCTATACTGACTTAAAATTAGTTTTGGTTAGTCAAAATACAGTAGGCGGAAATCTAACAATGCAGTTCAATTCCGACTCAGCAACAAACTATTCAGGCACTACTTTGTTTGGGTCAGGGGCTAGTGCTAGTTCTGAAAGATTCGGCAGCGCAACTTCGTTGCGGGTAGGTAATCCAACCACCGGTTCAACAAATTGGTATTTATTTGAAATAGATATTTTTAGTTATGCGGGTTCTACTAACAAAACAGAATTTACAACTGCCAATCTTGATATGAATGGTTCGGGCAGTATAAGAAAAACTGTTGGCTTATGGAGATCAACGGCTGCCATTACTGCTTTATCTTTAACTTATGATTCTGGTACTCACTCAATTGGCACTATCGCCACCCTCTACGGAATACTAAAGGCGTAACTATGGCAACCTATACTTTAATCAGTTCAAATGTTTTAGCATCAAGTGCGGCATCTGTTACCT